CCACGCCAACAGATCACGGAAGATGTTCGCGAACATCTCAATGGTCGGCGCTAACACCACGCCCACCTGTTGCCCGAAACGCATGAACGCCGTCCCCATATCGTCCACCGCGTCGTCCATCTTCGTGAGGATCGCGAGATTCGACGTGCTCATGGTGAGCCCCAATTTCCTCGACGCCGCTTCCGTCTCATCGAACGCTTTTTTGCCGCCCGCGAACACCCGCAAAAACGTCTGGTATCCCTTCCCTAGGAGATCCGACATCGCCGCGTCTTTCTGCAAGGTATCCCCGAATCGACTCGCCGCCTGCGCCACGCGCCGAATCAATTCGTCCGTACTCGTCACGCCGCGAATATCCACCCCGAGTTGCCGGAACCGATCCGCCGCCGATCCCGTGCCTTGCCGCGCCTGATCGAGACTGGTGGAAATATGCTTCACTACCTGCGCCAGATCATCCCCCGTCTTCCCCGCGCGATTCAGCATTACATCGTACTCTTGCAACTTATCCGTATTGATTCCCGTCACCGAGGACAATTGCACAATCGACTCCGCCTGCTTCCCCGCCGCCAACGTCATGGCCGTCGCCGCCGCCGTCACGGAGAAAAACGCCGTGGCCGCCACCGTCCCGGCCGCCTTCACGCTCTTTTCGAATTGCTGCGTCGAACTCGCCGCCTTCTGCAACTCCGACCGCAACCCCTGCGCATCCGCGAGGATCTTGATTATGAGGCTACCGATTGTTGCCATGACTCGCTTCCATCGCCCTATAGACTTCCGTGATCACCATCGCCTTCGCGTGAATCGACTGCGCCGACTCCACGTCCCGGTGCATCCCATCCCCGCGCGGCTCAATCCGCATGAAATCATCCGCCGCGAACGCCTTCGATCCTTTCTTCCGATTCACGTTCGCCGTGATCGCGCAGATCTGTCCCGCCCGAATCTGCGCCGGTTTGAATCCCCACGGTTCGAGGTGTTCGAAGGCCATCCATTCGCTCAACTCCGCCGACGAAATGGACTCTAGGAGTTCTGTGCGGGTGCGTCCGAGAGCAAGGGCAAGTCTGAACTGGAAGACTCGCTCTGGACGCGCGCGGAGTTTTTTAGGAGATCCTCAACTTCATCGGCGCCGATCCGCGACAACTTCGCCGCCACGTCATACACGCGCGACAACGCCGCCGCCGACTTCCCGCCCAACCATTCCACGTCCTCCTCCGAGAACACGCGGAGCCCGTCTTCATCAATGCAACATTTCGCCACCAACTTCGCGCGCAGATTGTGCGCCGTGAACACCGACGGACTACCCGGCTTCCCGCGTAACAAACAACTCTCTTCGAATTCATCGCGCGCCGTCCCCGTCAACCCGCGCACCGTCAACGCCTCCCCACCTTCCAACCCCCACTCCGGCACCTCGACCGTCTCACGCCGCAAATCATCCGCCTGCATCACCCGGTCGCGTATCGCCCCGCGTTTCAGTCCCATGATCCGCCCTCCGTCTATTGGTTGGTCCTCTTGCACTCGAGGGACGGACGCCTGCACGCCCGCCCCTCTCCACTCCCGACACCACCGCGAAGGCGTCTTAGCGTTGGTCGCGGTCCAACGGCCCGTTCCCTTGGCCTTAGCCGGGGATACGGATCACCGCGAACTTCACCGTCGCCGCCGACCCCTTGAGGAACGCCTTGCTCAAGGATTGTTCCCATCCCTTTTTATTCCCATACCAGAAACAGGAGAACAACCCCGTCGCCAACCCGTAGGTCGTGATGTCCCCCAACCGCCCCAGATCATCCGCCACGCTTTCCAGCGTGAACGTATTCGATCCCGTCGAACTCACCAACAACAACTCGCGCCCCGTCAGCGCGAACTGATCGAAATTCGCCACGTCCGCCGCCGTGAAAATGAAATCCAGCGAATTCGCCGGTGGGGGCAACGTCAACGGGTAAAGCCCCTTCGGATTGATTATCGGTTGCTCTTGTCTCGCCATCGCTGCACCCCCTTTATCTGATCGCTAAATGATTCCGCCGCCTCACGCGTCTCCGCTTATGCCGGGAACGTCGGCGCGCCCGTCAACGTCAACGTCAAATCCGCTTCCAACACCCCATCCGTCTCCGCCTTCGCCCCGAACTTGGTCAAGACGCCGGAAAACAGCCACTCCGTCAACCCGATATCCGGGAACACAAACTTATAGTTGCGCTTCGTCCGCCCCACGAAATCCGCCAACAGCGCCTTGTGACCCGACGACGCCGGGATCAGATTGATCGAGAACGACACCTCCCCAGGATTCAACAGACTCGCGATCTTCTCGCGCCACGCCCCCGACGCCGCCGAGGAATGCGTGGTCACGTCGATGATATCCGCCTCCAATGACGGCCCGTCCATCGACTTGACTTCCGCCACCGTCGTGAACGTCCCCGATCCGTCGTCCCGCTTCAACAGTGTCCCGTATGCTGGTATTGCTCCGCTTGGCATGATGCTCTCCCTCCTCCGTTGGTGACCTTACTCCCCTTGATATGGATCGCCCCGTAGATGCCGATAGACGACGCCGAACCGCAACGCCAACCCAATATGTGGCACCTGACTTTCGATCTCGACCTCCATCCAGTCCGGCGGTTTGATCTCGACCGCGAATCCATTGACCGTGAGATCCTTCATCAACGCCGCCTCGACATCGCCCCCATAGCCATTCAGAATTTCATCACTCGACCGGAGATCGTCCGGATCGACCTGCCGCGTAATGATGGACGCCAGCACCTCCACCCGCCGCGTCGTATACGGACGCGTCTGCACCGCCTCGACCAGATCATCCCCCTGCGTCACCATAATGAATGGGACGTCGGCGAACTTCGCGCCGCCCTGCGTCAACCGTTGCACGTTCACCACCCACGGAATCGCCTGGAGCACGTTCACCATCTGCCGGATCAGTTGCTCTTTGACCGTGAATCCCATCGATCACAACCGGGAGATCGTCTTGCCCAACGTCTGATCCATCGCGTGCTGAATCCCGCGCACGTTCGCATGCCCCACCTTCGCCGCAATATCCGGCGCCATCTCCCGCACCATCAACCGGAACCGCGTCCGCGCCGGGATCTTCACCTTCGGCACCACGGCGAAGATCTTCCCCTTCCCCGCGATCCCCGTCTTCTCACTCAGATAGAGCGCCGTCCCGTGCGCCGGGATCGTCGCCCCCTCTTCATGCGTCCGCAAGATCCGACTAATCCCCACCGCTACGTCGTCGATCTTCCCGAACCGTGGGAAGGAGAAGACGTGCTTCCCTTTTTTGAATTGTCCGCCCTTGATCCCAGGAGATCCCGACAGGTACGTTTTTTTGAACGCCTTCACCACCCGCTTCCCGCCGCGCGTCAACTCCGAGCGTTCATACCGCTGGGATAACACCGTCGCCAACGTGAACCCCTTCGCCATTTCCTTCGCGTTCAACACCGCCACCGTAATTCTCATCGCGTACACTCCAAATGCCAGGCCCCATCGGAATCGGGCAGGATCGCCGTGATCCGGAACGTCGTCTTGGACGCGTCCCCCCGCCGCCACAACGCCAGAATCCGATCCACCCCGATCGTCACCTTCGCCCGTCCCTCCGGCTGACTCTGCGCGATCCAGATGTAGAGGCATTGCCGGCCGGTTTGTGCGCCATACCCCACGGGTGGCGTCGGGTCCAATTTCTCCCGCTCCACAAACGCCCACATCTTGACCGTCGTCCCCAACTCGTCCGTGTAATCAATCGACTCTCCAAAATCTTTCACGCTCCCGAAGATCTTCACCTGATCGCGCGCCATCAACCCCCGCAGATCCATGATCAGTAGCCTCGATGCAAGCCGACTTTGATATACCGCTGAAACGTCGCCTCCGGATCGATCTCCGCCAACTCGTCCTGCGCCATCGCTGAGATCCACGCATACCAGTCTTGCAATTCCTTCGGCGTCATTTTCACGACCTGCTTCCCGCCGAGCATGTACTCATTCACATCCGCGTCAGCGCGTCCCTCGATCACCGCCTTCAGCGCGTCGCGCGTCCGGACGGCCCACGATCGCCGATCCGTCCCCGCCCCCAACGTCGCCACGTCCGGCGCGATCGACATGAACCCGTGGTCCACGACCGCCTTCACGCCCCCGCTTTCCACGCGCGCCGTCCACTCGTACCCGCTCTGCCCGATCCGCTCAAACGACGACGCCACGCCGGACGCCGCGCTGAGATCCGCCAAGAAGATCCCGCCGCTATTCGACGCGACGATCTGGAACTTCAACGCCGGACTGCGCGACACGAAATAATACGTCAGCGTCCAGATCGACGGGGGATAGGTCCCCGACAGATCCGGACGCTGCCATTGAATCGTGTCCCCGAGGATCACTTCACGCGGTTCATCCGACGGAATATCCATCGCCGTCTCCGGTTAGAAATTCTTCGGACGCGCCTGTACCACCGCCGCAATCAAACTCGGCCCCGTCGTAATCGTTCCCACAACCCGAATCCACCCGCGATGCGCCTTCGCGTCGATCGTTCGCTTGTGCAAGGTGTTCGCCGTCGCCGCCGCGAACGCCCCTTCTGTTGGGGTGATGCCCGCCGACGCCCCGCCGCCCGACGTGTTCGCGTCCTCCGTCGTCAACACCAACGTCCCCGTCACCGCGCCGACGCTCACGATCACTTCGATATCCCCTTCCATCCCGCGCACGTCCAACCACGCCGACGTAGCCGCCGCCGTGTTCGCGGCGGAGACTGCAATAATGGCGTGCTGAACCGCCGCCGCCTGTGCCTCATGTCCCAACATAGTCTCCGCCTCCTGTTTCGGAATTCAGACCCGCGCGCCGCGCTCGCCGCCCTTACTTCTCCGCCTTCGCGCTCTTGGCCGGATGCGCCGCCTCGCTCTCTTTCGCCGTCCCTTTCGCCGCCTTGTCCAGATCCGTCAACGGCTCTTCGGTCATGACCGCCTTCCCATACGTCCGCAATTCCACCGCCAACTCCTTGGCGACCATCACGACCTGCCCCTTCTCGATCACTTGAAACCGACCATCAACCGTCCCGCGCCACCCGCGCAGCGCCTTCATCTTGATAAAATCCGGAATTTGATCCAGTGCCATTGTCCCGTCCTCCCCTTGGTTAGGTATTGGTCCCCGTCCGGCGACGAGCACCCACGCGCCCGCCGCCGTCAACATGGCGCTCCGCCGCGCCGCTTCATCGACTTTATGTCACCGACGTGGCGACTGAGAACGCGACCGGATACCGGATGCCGATATCGATCGACGCGATCGCCCGAACGCCGACGATGCCCGCCTTGAAATCCGCGAACGGATTCACTTCCACTTCGAGCACGCCCCACTCCGCCACGATCATCTGCGACCAGTCGCCGAATATGAGATCTCCCGTCGGGACCTGATTCGACGCCACGGCGCGATAGCCGTCCACTGATCCATCGTTCAACGGGCCTTCCCAGATCTGCGACGCCGTGCTGGAGAACTTCACGCGCTGCTTCAACAGCCCCGCCACGACGCCCGTCGCGATATACCCGCACTTCCCATTCAACGCATTCCCCGCGAACACGTCCGTCTGGAATTCGATGATCCCCGCGTAGGCGATCGACGTGCCGACGACGGACCCGACGCCGGACGTGCCGATCAACCCCAACGGTTGCCCCGCCGATCCGGACCCATTCAACGCCTTCAGATCGATATCCAGCGCCACGACCTTCGCCAGATCCGCTGACACGATCCCCTCCACCGCCGGATTCGACTGCAACAACAACTGCCTGGAGATCTCCGTGTACCCTCCCACCGTCTTCGGGGAGAGTGCGACCTGGGCAAACGTCTGGGTGCTTTCCGAGATCTGCGCCGCTTCGTTCGCCAACCACGTCGTCGTCGCCGCCACCGTCATTTTCGGGATCGTCACGCTATCGCGCAGACCCGACAACCGCGTGGCCCCCATATTGAACACCACCGCCTGATTCCGCAGGATTTCGAGGAACGACACGTTCGACGTTTGAACCAAGAACCCGCCGCCCGCGCCCGACGCCACGGTCAGATCCCGCTGGATCAACCGCTCCGCCAACCGCTCGATCGGCGTCTGATTCGGCCGCGACTGGACTTCGAACGGCACAAAGAACCGACGCGGATCGGGCTGCTTCCCCACCTCTTTCGCGATCGCCCTGGAACACTCCAATTCGAACGGCGCATTGTTCCAGTTATTATCGGCGACCGCGCGGATCGCGCGCATCAGCGAGAAATTCTGCGTCTCCCGCTCCGTCAATCCGAGCAAGGCCGGAGACTGCGGGTTATGCTTCCCGCGTTCCTCCATGATCTTCAGCATGTCGTCCGTCACTTCGTTCAACGACAGCCCGCCGCGAATCCAGTATTCCTTGTACTTCCCGTCTATTTTGTTCATCGTGCACAGATTCTCGATCGCCTGAATCCGATCCTTCTCCATCTTCCGGACCGTCTCCGATCGCTCCCCTTCCACGACCACCACACTCGGCTTCGGAACCACCGTCTCTGTTCCCGTTGTCTCCATCGCGCCCTCCCTGTTATCGGCGGCTCCCGCCGGTTGTGACTCTCGCACCTGTTTGAATGCCCGTATCTCGTACTCGCTCCCCTCACCGCTGCGGCCCAATCCCACCGAGAAATCCGCCGGAACCGGCGCGATCGATACCTCGTGTGGCATCCAGCGCGTCGCCGTGAACGTCTCCGTCTTGACGTTCTCCTCCATCACCTCAATCTGATAGCGGATCGAGACATTGCGGAGTCCGCCGTCCATCATCGCCTTGACTTCCGCCGCGCGATCCGTGCTGAACATCGCCGCGTCCGTATACAATTTCTTATCCTTGACGCGCGCGCCGACGATCATCCCCACCGGATCATTCGTATCGTGATTAAAGAGGAACGGCATCGCGCCCGCCTTCGCGCGCGCCAGATTCACCGCCGCCGGATCATGGGACAGGATCTCCGTCCCCCACCACCGTTCAACAGGTTCTTCGGACGACGCCGAAAACGTAATGATGTCCTGCCCCGTCTTCTCGTCCTTGCGCCAGGCCCATTCGTCCGCCTGAAACCACCGACTGAGCAACCCCTTTTGCTTCACGATCTCTTCGCGCGTCCCCTCAGCCATGTCGCCCTCCCGCGTGCATGTGAATGATCGGCGCCGCGTTCTTCTGCGTCGTCTGATCCGCCGCCGCCTGATTGTCCGTCGTCGCCTGAGTCTCCGTTGGCGTCATATCCCCCGCCGCCCCTGGCGCCGGTTCTTTCTTGACCGTGGACGGATCGTTGTCGAAGATCAATTTCTGCGTCTTCATATAATCCAATTCGTCGCGCCGCTCTTTCATTACGTCTTCGAGATCCCGCCCATCCCCCACCGACGCAATGACCGCCGACACCGTCGTGAACCCGTTCCGGATCGACTTCTCCGCCGCCTCCACCTCTTTCGTCGGATCGACCCACGACCATCCGCGCGGCTTGAATCGTACCGCCTCATACTTCGATCGATTCAACGCATACGCCTCGACCGGAATCGACGTGATCGCGCGCGCCAACACCGCCTGTTGGAGCCAGAACTTATGCACCCGCTGCCGAACCGATCGAATGAACCACATCTGCAACACCCGCCACAGATCCCGATCATCCAGCAACGCCAATCGCGACGACGAGTAATTGGATTGGGAATAATCCCGCGAGAGACTTTCGTAGCTCACGCCCGTCCCCGCCGCCACTTCCCGCAACATCATCCGCATAAACGGATCGAGATGCTGATTCGGACGATTCGGCGAGGCAAAATTAAACTTCTCGCCCGCCCGCAACCGCGCCAGCAACGCCGGTTCGATCTCCGTCGTCAACGATCCGTCTTCCTGCTTCGAGCCAAATTCCGATTCCCCGCCCGGCGATTCAATGAACCCCATATAGCACGCCGCGCCGCGCGCCGCCGTGATCTCCGCCTCCGTCAATCCGTCCATATCCTGAAACTTCCGCCCGCTCGCGTGCATCCACGGCATTGCCCGCGTCTGCGGCCACCGATCGATACTGCGCAAGTGAATGATATCGCTCGCCGGAACGCGCTCCACCCGATCCGTCGCCGTCCCCATGACGCGCGGATCGCCGGGGTGCAATTCTCGGATCAAATAATTCACCGGCGCGCCGAACCGATCGACCTCGATCCCCAGCTTGACGTTCGCCGTCGTGGACGCCGTGATCGGCCCCACATCGTCCGCGATCCGTTCCGGCTCGATCAACTCCAACGCCAACGGCACCTTGGACGCGCCGATCCGCATGGGCCACATGCGAATGAAGATCTCCCCCGCTTCGAACACCTGCCCGACCGCCTGCCGTTCCAAATCACAGAAATGCAACGACCGCCCCGTATGGCACGCCTCCGCATAGCTCCACTCTTCCCACACCTCTTCGATCTCGTCGTTGACCGTTTCATTGAACTCGTCCCGCGTCGTCTTCACCTTCGCCTGCATCCCGACGCCGGACCCGATGATATTATTCTGGATGATCACCTTCGCGCGCTTCGCATAGGCCGCGTCGCGCACCAATTCACGCGACCGATTCCGCGCAACGCGCAGACTCGATATCAATTCCGTATCTTCTGAAGTGGTTTGTGTGCCGAAACCAGAGGTGAGCCGCCCAGGTCGCCCCAGGCTATACATGCGATTGAGGTCCGCCGCCGACGCCTTCGCCTTCACCGGATTCGACGACGGCGCGCCCCACGTCTTGAACGTCTGCCACGCCGCCGTCAATCGCTCAAACATTCCGCGCCCTCCACGCCGTCAAGCACAATGCGTGGGGAGATACGCGAGATCGAACACTATGGATAGTGGGAGATCGTGGGAGGTAGTGAACCCTGGGGACCGATTTTTATTCGCGCCACCCTTTGACAAAACCCGCGCTGACGCGCTTCTGGCCTAACTTTGACGCGGGCGCGTCGCCGTTCGTTTCGACTTTCCCCGCCTTCATCAACTTCTCGACATCCGATTCCGGCACGTACCACCCATCTTTGACGCGGAACGCGTTCGGGAATAAATGATCCTCGACGATCCAGCGGTAGATCGTGTTCTCATGCTTGTGAAACAATTTCGCCAGATCCTTGACCGTCTGGAGTTTTCTCACCGCCACCCCTTGATAAACCCGCCCCGCCGTGGAAGACGCGCCTCGCGCTTCGCCGCCTCCGACGGGAACGGCGTCCGCTCTTTCGCCGCCACCGCCACCGGCATGTGCAGCGCATCTTTTCCTGCCTCGTCCAACGTCCTCGACGCAATCCCCGCCGCCACTTCCGCCGCTTCATCCGTCAACCGCTGCCGGATCTCCTCCCACGCGATCCCCGCGCCGCGTTGCAACAGGACCAGCGCGACGTACCCATAGACCCGACAATCCAACGCCTCATTCCGCCCCGTCTTGACATACGTCCGGACCATGAACCCCTTCCGATACGCGACCTGGACCCGTTCCGCCGTCAACTGCGCAAAATAGTCCGACTCCCGCGCGTCCGGAAAATGACAGAACCCCGGCCCCACCTGATCCAATTTCAACCGGGAGTAGATCGTATCCTTCGCCACCTGCGTGCCGATCAACCACAGATCGACCTGGCCGACATTCGTCCGCGCCTTCCCCGCGATCACGCGCGGACTGACTTCACTCCCGCCCTTCACGGCCCACACCCGATCGATCTGCCGTGGCCGCACGTAGCTATATACTTTCTGCGTATGATGCCCCCCGCTATCGATCGCCATGCAGGTGACTTTCATCTCCACCCCATCGACGCGCTTGAACGTCCGCGCCTTCAACGCCGTCACATTCGCCCATACGTCGTCTTTCGCCGGATCGCCCGGCCATACGAAATAGTCGATGTTCCACGACTCTTCCCCCACGCCCCACCCGATCAATTCACACTCGATGCGATCGTCCTGCACATCGACGCCCGCCGTG